AGTCAAAAGAACCTTACGATATTTCAATTGTAATTCCCTGCAAGGGGCGTAAGCCTTTATTAGAAACAACAATAAAAGTGCTAAAGCACGAGATAGCAAAAACGGACTTACGCATCGTAATTACCTTGGTTGAACACACAGATAGTATTGAGTTTAAGGAATATGCCTTTACCGAAGGTCTTGGCTGGATTCATATTCCTCTTTCTGGTGGAACAGGTTCTCCTCTTGGACAATTTAACCGTGGTCTCTGCTTTGATATTGGACATTTGTATGGTCCTCCCTGTAAGTATTATATGATGCACGACAGCGACTTGCTTGTTCCTGATAGTTTTTTCAATAAAGTACTGGTTTATTTTAATCGTGGGGCTATTGCTCTGCAGCCTTATTCAGATCGATTTGTGTGGCAAACAAATCAAGAATTTAGCGAGAAACTACAAGCAGATCTTTCTATTTTTTATAATGGTATTGATGAACAGACTATGTGTAGTCGAAATCACCCTGGTGCAAAAGGGGGCAGTTTTATTCTTAAATCTGACCTCTTTGCAAATGTGGGTGGCTACGATCCCCAGCTTTTTTGGGGATACGCACCAGAAGATCAGCTTTTTTGGTTGAAGGTAGAATCGATCGCTTCAATTGAGTATGCAGATTCTCCGCGACTACCATTGATCCATTTATGGCACCCTACTGCTTCAAGTAAAAATCCATTACTTGCAGATATGGATATGTTAAATTTATATATTAAACAGCAAAATACTTCAGATATTAAAGCATATATTCAATCAAAATCTATGCAATATAAAAGCATATTTGATAAGCTACAAATGAGCGCATTCAAATCATAGAATCACTGGTCTAAATACTTATGCATAATGAAATAAAAATGAGTTTTTCAGTTGATGAAGAAATGTTAGATCTAGTATATACTATAATTGATAAAGATGAACAAGTTATATTACAGCCATTTGAATTAGATAAACCATATGATATCTTATTGGTAATACCTTGTAAGGGTCGCCGATCATTACTTGAAACAACTGTAAAGGTATTGAAAGCAGAGCAAGCAAAAACGACTCTGCACATTGCAATTGTCATTGTGGAACATAGCGAGACACCAGAATTCAAAGACTATTGTAAAGCAGAAGGTCTTGGTTGGATTTATATTCCTCTTTTTGGGGGTTTAGGATATCCTATCGGCCAATTTAATCGCAGTTTATGTTTTGATATTGGATTTCTTTATGGCCCCCCTCGTACATATTATATGATGCACGATAATGACTTGCTTGTTCCTGATCATTTCTTTAATAAAGTAAAAACCTATCTTGATCGTGGTTCAGTCGCATTACAGCCTTATTCAGATCGATTTGTGTGGCAAACAAGTAAGGACTTTAGCGAAAAGCTACAAGCAGATGTATCTATTTTTTATGCGGGTCTTGATGAAACTAAAGTCTGTAGACCCAATGAATACGGTGGAAAAGGCAGCAGTATCCTAGTAAAAAGTGATCTATATGTAAAAGTAGGTGGATACGATCCTCATTTATTTTGGGGATATGCACCTGAGGATCAGCTTTTTTGGACTAAGCTTACATATTTTACTTCAATTGAAACTGCAGAAGATCCTAGAATACCATTTATACATTTATGGCATCCAAATGCAGGTTCAGCAAACCCGTTACTGCATAAAATGGAGGGGTTTAATGAAGTTATTAAAATACTAGATTCTTCTGAAGTAATAGGATACATTCAGAAAAAGTCAGATCATTTTAAAACAATTATCGATACTTTATCAAAAAGATAAACTAATTCTTTCAGCTTTTCTTATTATTCTTGAATAGCTTGTAACCAGAATAGACTGTCGCTGGGACAATACCTGCTGCATTTTGTAAAAAAGCACCCATCACACTCGGATAAAAGCCACCCACCTTTACATTTCTATTCTTACGCTGTGTAAGCCTATTACGTCTTCCACCGCCTGACGGATTTAAGACAGGGCGCGCCAAGCCGGGCTGAGATATCTGGAGATTGCTGCCAGCAGATGCTGAAGGGCCTGTATACGAAGGAGTTGTATAGGATAAAGGAAATCCCGCACCTGACGGTAAACCACCCCCTGCGTATCTACGCGTATGGCGTCTAGATTTACGCTGTGTTCTTCTCTTGGTTCTATATCTAGTCTGCTTCATTCTACCGTAGCATCTCAAATTTAAGAATTTAGAGATGCACGGTAATGCCGCTCAAATTCATTTCCTTATAAATGAATTTTTACGGTACTCTTGTAGATTGAAAAAGACTTTACAAAAGCCTGTAAAAGGTAATCCAAAAATTGACCGTGACCCCTCCCCTTGGCCTGGTATGGCAGACCAATATAAGAAACATACGCACCGTGAGCATATCCTCGAACTCCCTGACACCTATGTTGGCTCAACGGAGACACACGAGGAAGTCCGATGGGTCTATGACGCGGCGACAAACAAGATGATGCACCAGAAGGTCGCATTTAATCCTGGCTACTACAAGATCTTTGATGAGATTATTGTAAATGCTCGTGATGCTCTTGTTCGCTCGCAGACCGCGACAGGTGCACAGCCGATCAAGCACATTGAGATCACTGTAGGGCACACTGCGACCGGCGCAGTTCTCATTGAAGTTGAAAATGACGGTGATGGTATTCCGATTGCTATTCATCAGGAGCACAAGGTGTATGCACCCGAGCTCATCTTTGGCCACCTCCTGACGAGTGGCAATTATGATAAAACGGAAGAGAAGATTGTCGGTGGCAAGAACGGGTATGGTGCAAAGCTTACAAATATCTTCAGCAACCGCTTTACTCTGTCTACTCGCAATCCTGCGTCAGGCCAGAAGTACACCCAGACCTGGACCGATCATATGGCCACTTGCGGTAAGCCGTCAATAGTAAAAGATAAGTCAACCAAAGGGTTCGTCAAGATTTCCTACGAGCCTGACGTAAGCCGGTTTCCTGGTCTTGATCTTACAGCTATGGACAAAGTGCTCCATACTCGAGCAATTGAACTAGCCGCAATGGCTGGTAAGGATGTAAAGATCAGCTGGCAGGGTACGGTCGTACCAACAAATACGTTTGAGAAGTTCATTAATCTCTTTGTCCGCGATGGCAGTAGCCACGCCTATGAGCGCTGCGGAGATCGCTGGGAGGTCGGTGCAGTTCTTGCACGAAATCTCTTTGCTGAAGATGATTCGCCTGATGATCGCCATATCTCCTTTGTCAATGGTATCAATACTCGGAAAGGTGGCAAGCACGTGGAGACGGTGCTTCGCGTCGTTCTTGGCAACTTCTCCGATGCGGCTAAAAAGAAGCGTATCGACATTAAACCGAGTCAGCTGAAAGATGCGGTTGTATTCTTTATTAACTCTACAATTGTAAATCCTTCGTTTGATAGCCAGACGAAGGAAACGTTGACAACGCCTGCCACCAAGTTTGGCTCTCAATTCAAATCGGAAAAGCTCGCGGATTCACTCATTAAGATTGGCTTGCTTGAGGAAGCTCAGGCCATTCTTGATGCCAAGGCTGCCAAAGACGCAAAGAAGACGGATGGTACCAAGCGTAAGACACTACGTGGACTTCCTAAACTAGAGGATGCACTGTGGGCTGGTACTCCTCGTAGTGGTGAATGTACACTAATTCTGACTGAGGGAGACTCAGCTGCAGCATCTGCTATCGCGGGCCTTGCAGTTGTAGGGCGTGAGAAGTGGGGTGTCTTTCCTCTCCGTGGCAAGATGCTTAATGTCAAGGATATTAGCCAGGAAAAGTTCAACAAAAATGAGGAACTAACTGCAATCAAGAAGATTCTAGGTCTGGAGCAAGGCAAGATCTACACTGATATCAAGACACTGAGGTACGGTCGTGTTATGATTATGACTGATCAGGATCACGATGGTAGCCATATCAAGGGTCTACTAATGAACTTCTTTCATACCTTCTGGCTCTCCCTGTTGAAGCGGGATTTCCTCTGTTGTCTTGCAACTCCTCTACTCAAGATGAGCAAGCGCAGTGATATTCGTTCATTCTACAGTCAGTCTGAGTTTGAGACGTGGCGTGAAACTGAAGTAGCTGCAAAGGGTGATGATGCTCTGAAGGGCTGGACGATCAAGTATTACAAGGGATTGGGCACAAGCACGCCGCAGGAGGCGCGAGAGTGGTTCAAGAATCTATTTGATATGAAGTATCAATGGGATCAGGACAGTGACGAGTCACTGTGCCTAGCGTTTTCAAAGAAGCGTGCAGATGACCGTAAGCAGTGGCTTAATACTTTTGATCCTCGCCGCACATTGTCCGTAAGCAAGGGTGGCGTCATTCCGTATAGTCGTTTCATTAACGATGAACTCATTCATTTCAGCAATGCAGACAATCTGCGATCGTTGCCGCACGTGATGGATGGTCTCAAGCCATCCCAGCGTAAGATTCTCTTCTGCTGTCTGAAGCGTAACCTCAAGTCAGAAATCAAGGTAGCCCAGCTAGCAGGCTATGTATCTGAGCACGCATCCTATCACCACGGTGAGGCGTCTCTGAATTCAACAATTACGGGAATGGCCCAGAACTTCGTCGGCAGTAATAATATTAATCTGCTGATGCCGATTGGCCAGTTTGGCTCACGTCTAATGGGGGGCGAGGACGCAGCCCAGCCGAGGTATATTCACACGCAGATGGAACCTATTGTAGATGCTCTGTTTCGTAAGGAGGATGCAAGTATCCTTAAGCACATTGATGATGATGGTCAGATTGTTGAGCCAGAATATTATCAGCCTGTAGTACCTCTGCTTATCATCAATGGTGCGGTCGGTATTGGCACTGGCTTTTCAGCAAATATCCCTCCACACAATCCTAGTGATGTTATCGCACTGCTACGGGATCGTCTGAATCTGAGTCGCTCAACTCTCGCAGGACTTGTTCTGCAGCCGTGGTGGTACGGCTTCAAGGGTACGATTAACAGGCCTACTGAGACAAGTTGGACTACAAAAGGAAAGGCAACCTGGGATGACAGCAAGTATACAATTACTGTCACGGAACTTCCAATTGGTACGTGGACAAAGGATTACAAGACATATCTCGATACACTCTGTACGGGCGACGAGACAAAGGGTACTAAGCCAATTCTCAAGTCATTCGATGACCTGTACAACGACGTGGAAGTCAAGTTTGTTCTTTACTTCGAGTCAGATGTGTACTTTGATATGCGATCTGATCCGGCGGCATCTGAGAAAATGCTACAGCTAAATACAACGTGGCATACGACCAATATGGTCTGCTTCAGTCCTGAGATGAAGATCAAGCGCTACGGAACAGTGGGTGATATGATGGAGGATTACTATCAGATTCGTCTTACCGGCTATGAGACACGCAAGACTCTAGAAATTGGACGTCTTGAGCGAGAGCTTATTGAATTCGATGCCAAGGCACGATTTCTGCTTGCCCTACTTGAAGATCGTATGGACCTACGGCGCCGGACAGATGAGGAGATTGTTGCGGCGCTACAAGCTGAAAATCTGCCTGCACTTGATAATCTTACGGATCCAGAGTCTGTGGATTCGTATGAATATCTACTACGGATGCGAATGGATCGGGTAAAGGCTTCGGCGGTAGAAGATGCGCAAAAGCACGTTGAGGCTGCGCAGGCTGCACTTACTACGTTGAAGGGTACGACAGCCACTACACTCTGGCTACGGGACCTTGAGCAGTTTGAGAAGTCTTGGACTGCACTTCAAGAGGCTCGGGAAGCTGCGGCATCCGGAGCACCACTCAAGAAATCTGAGGTTAAGCGTGTTCTTAAGCTGAAGCATACGTAACTTTAGATAAACGGACTGAGAGGCAATGATTTGGTACCGGCAGAACTGAGACTTACGGAGCGGGCTAAAGGTATCGGCATATGGCTGATATCATTCAAATAATAATTATAGTGGTCAACGGCTGATAAAATATGAGGTACGGACCAGTTACAAACAAGTTCATTTAGTTTTTCAATCTGGTTTGTAATTCCGTAGGGCAGGTTCTGTGCATATTGTAAATACATCGTCCGCATAATAATGGTTAATTCATCTACAGATTGATCATCAATTACATATTTTTTCGGCCCAGACTTATCGTATACGGCTTTACGAATTTGATTTTGAATTGTAAGAACATTTGTCTGTGTAAAAAAGGCTGAGGCGAGAGGTGTAACTTCCCAGTTTCCGCGGAGAGCATCTGCGGCAAATGAATTCTCTACAGATGTGCGATAAGTGAATCCAGGAACAGCGGCTTGGCCACCGGCAGAATCACTCGATGTTAAATTCACTCGTCCATTCATTCCATTATCCGGTAAAGGATTTGTATTTGGTAAAACCATTGAGTTTTGATTTTGTATGTCCTGGAAGTCCATTCTGTTTGGAGTCAAGTTTCCCTACGGCAAAAAAACGAGAATAATATGATGGCTATTTTTTTTCTATGCCGGAGGTATAACAAATGGCGTCCTTACTCACTGCTCAGCGTGGTGTTCGCAATCAGTCGCGCGGCTACTTCATTCCTCTCGGCAATGTAGCCAACAAGGTTCTTGGCTACACGCCGGGCACAGGTGCGGGTGGCTCATACGTCAACGGCAGCTTCGCCGTCGCGGCGTGGGCGGCGGGCGGCACGGCGGCGTCTCCCTACACGTCCACCATCTCCACGATCGGTGCGGGAGGTGTCCTTCGTGATCACGGCAAGACAATTCTTTCCGCTGGCCGTGTCTTCCGCAAGGTTCAGCTTTTAGTCCCTACGGTCTCAACATTCGGCGTTGCCGGCCCTGCGCCTGGTGCGGCGGCGAATGTTGATTACCTCACGGGCTACATCGAGCTCCACAGCGCTACGCAGACGGACGACTACCCTGGCAGCACAATCCCCGCGCAGGTTGCGTACTACCCGACACTCTTTTAGATAGATTCATAAACTGACTAAAAAATATAAATACTAATTCGTACTAGTTAAACTATTACAAATTAGCTCATTTTTTTTATATTGCTTAAGTATAATAAAAGATGCAGAATGGTCCTGGAATGCGTAATCAGTCTCGCGGCTACTTTGTTCCTCTAGGAAATAACGTTCCGTCCAAGATCCTAAGCTACAGCGGAAATTCGGGCGCGGGTGGTTCGGCGGTTAGAGGTGTTTTCACTACGGCGAGCTGGGCGGCGGGTAGCACGGCGCCGTCTCCCTACACGTCTACGATCTCAACGACAGGTGCGGGTGTTCTCCGCGACTGCGGACAGTCTATTGTGTCTGCTGGCCGTATCTTCCGTAAGATTCAGCTAATCTGCCCGGTTGTCTCCACATTCGGTGTAGCTGGCGCTGCGCCTGGAACGATTCCTCGTATAGATTACCTCACTGGCTATGTTGAACTTCACAGTGCAGTAAATACGGATGACTACCCTGGCGGCACGGGACCTGCGCAGCTCGCGTATTACCCGACGCTCTTTTAAACCAACGGGCATTAAAAATGCCCGTTAGTCGGTTGACTAATGAGCATTTTGAGCCTACAATTTGCGGGACAAAGTCCCGCTAACTGCCCGTTTAAAATGCCCAGTGGTCTAAACTAGGTCATATGCTGACTTAAAAAAACATACAAATTAAAAAATTGATATTGAGTATTTTTTAATAGTCAATAGCAACTACGAAGATTCAAGGGTACCGTATAGATTCATTTTTCTTAAAATGAATCTTCACGATAGATAGAATGGCTACAGCACCGAGCAGTGGAGATATAGTAATCGGAGGAATTAATTTGAGTACCATAAATTATACGTATGTGTTTTATGTTCTTTTCAGTATTGTACTTGTAGCTGGTGGTACCTTTGCGTTATATTCATCTGCAAACCTTGGAAGAACTGTGATTTACGCGATAGGTGTAAGTTTGATTATGCTCTTTTTTGGAATGAGGTGGTTTGGAAATGTACCGTCTACATCAAAACTCTGGCCTCCGACAATTAATATGTGTCCGGACTATCTGACTTATATTTCTGGAACTGGTTGTGTTGACACGCTTGGTGTTGGTGGATTAACAAAAACTGAAGCATCTGATATCTCAGCAGGGAATATAGGTGATAATAAAAAGTTTGGAGTAGGTACAGGTACTTCATTTAGTGCCTATACATCTGCAAGCGTTATGGGCACACCTGCTGTTGCGGGCGTAGCTTTTGTACCGGCAGTAGGAACAGTTGACACTCCTGGGTATGTACCTCCTATTGCAGAAGTCACAGCCAAAGCAGCAGTACCCGCAACAGCCGCAACTGTACAAGCTATCTGTGATGCTTGTAGGCTTAAGGGACTCACCTGGGAAGGCGTATGGGATGGAGACACCTGCTTGGCATTGAGTCGTTTTACAGAAACCTTAAAAATGAAGGCGGCTGCTGGATGCCCTGCTTAGACCAGAAGTGCCCGTTTAAAAATGCTCAGTGGTCTAATAATAAATGTCATATGCTCACCTTCATCCGAGTGTCGAAGACTTACTCAGACGATGGTTAGAAACTCCCGATACAGCAGCTTTTTTGCTTGTGGGTCCTCCAGGTGTTGGTAAAACAACTCTAGCCAGAGAGATACTCAAAGAAAATGGCTACCGAATTGTTGAATTAAATGCAAGCCACACACGCAGTGGTCAGGCTTTCAAGAAGCAGATTATCCCTTTGTTAACACAAACATCTGTTTTGGAAGCAATGTCTCCGACCAGCAATAAGCACAAGTTAGCAGTTCTTTTAGATGAGATAGATGGTCTGAGTCTGGGTGAAAAGGGCGGCCTCAGTGAGCTTCTTGACTATATGCGCGGATGGAAAGCAGGTCAGACAACCCATCCACTTCTTCTGATCTGCAATGAAATCAAGGGTCGTGCATATCAACATATTGTTCGTCTAAGCACTTATGTACCGATGGAGTTTCCTTCAACTTCAGTTCAGAAATGGTTAGGCATTCAGATTCGCCCTGAAGTTCTCGCATCAGCAGATCTACGAGTTATCTTAAGATCAATCAAGGGCTGTGACTCAGCGAGCATTAATCTACAGCAAGACACTACAATTGAGCCTCCCGAACTTACGATGGAAGAAGGTGAGACGGAAGAACCAAGTACAGATATTCTAAAATTCAGTCACTCGTGTCTCTATGATTTCTGGGATCCCCTCATTATTCCCGAAGTAGAAAATAATCTAGGAAATCTATCCGGTCTCTGTGTTCACGAAAATATTCATAAGCGTCTAGCTTCTGTTCCAGATGCTTGGACTCATTATAAGGAATTTCTGATTTTATTTGATCTGAGCGACAAGGCCGATTACTGGGCATTTTTCTATCAGAATTGGAATCTGTTGAGACCAAGTTTTCAACTAAAACTTAAGATTACAAATGGATTTCTGTCTGAGTATCCTGTGGATACTGTACCTACACCTGCCCAACTTCAATTTACTCAAGTTCTCACTCGTCAATCATCTATGTACAATACGTGGAAACAGATGATTCAGTATTCAGATGAAAAGGGATGTATGATTGAGGAAATTCCTGAATTGCTTCTACAAAATGCAGCAGCCAATCCTAATCTTAAGATTCCAACAACTATGGCACGTAAGATTGACTCAATGAGTATACCTAAGCAACTTTGTGTTTATAAGTAAATCTAAAATGGTAAAGAAGTACCGTAGCATCTCAAATTTAAGAAATTTAAGATGCACAGTAATGCCGCTCAAATTCATTTCCTTATAAATGAATTTTTACGGTACCAGATTCACGATAATTTTAACACTCTTTATAATTAGAATGTCAACAATTGCAAAGGGATTTACATATTTACAAACTCTTCTAGATGCCAATAAGGTTTCTGGAAAAGTTTTGATTGGTCAGTATGAAGCAGCATTAAGTCAGGCCGCGATGATTTCACGTTTAATGTACGACCCTAACGAGGTTATTGCCAAGACCGCACAATTTGTACATTACAACCCGATTGTATTTAACACGGCACTAGGAATTATTCGTAATGACTACAGTCGTGTAGTTTCACCAAATACGAAGCAGGAAAAGTTTGTTATTGTCCCAAATCCGATCCGTCCTGAAAATAAAGATGGTCTAATTTTGAACACAATTGGTCGTATGGATGATACACCGTGCTATCTTCAGTATCTCGATTATTCACAGAAGCAAGCAAATGTTCCTTTCCCTGGTGAAAAGATTCTGTATATTGCATTTCGTGGAACTATATCGATTGGCGGGGGCTTAGCTGATGCGAACTTGCTACCACTTGGAATTGATGAAGTTCTTAAGACGTGCACATTCGGCGGTCAAACGGGTAGTCAGGTCTTTGCAGAGGAAATCAAGCAATCGAGTTTTTTGTGCCACCAAGGCTTTGTAAGACAAATGAAAAACATAATGAATAAAGTCTGTAAGGCACTTGAGACAAAGTTCCTAAAGCTTCCAATTGACCGTATTGTCATAACAGGCCACAGTTTGGGCGCTGCAAATGCGACACTTGCATCTCTTATCCTTGGCGGATTCAAGCGTGCCGGTTTAATAACACCTCCTTTACACTGCATAACATTTGGTGGTCCTAAGCTCTTTGTTGACTATAGTCGTAATGTCTACAATAGCTTGCTTGAATCAGGAATTCTTACACTTGATCGTGTTACCATTCGCTCATCTGGCCTGAAGACTGCAATGTGGAGTATAGGAACAGCAGGCCTTGGAGCTGGATCTTTAGTTGACTTGGTTCCTTTAATTCCCCCTAATTTCGTGCACCCTGGATTTATGATCTTGAAGACTGAAGGAATTCTAACAAAACTAGGCAGCCGCACGAACAATATAAGTGATATGCGTAAGTTAGTGGGTGGTATCGAGCCACCCTCAGCCTATCGGATTAGTTTGACGACAACGGTCAATGGAACTTTTAATGGCTTTGCTACCTATAAGGAGTACCGCGATTGCTTTGATCCTCTACTTGCGGCGCGGTTCGAGGAGATACTAAATGTGACAGGAACACTTGGACCGTGGAGACCTGCATACCGTGCTGAATATACGCAAGTAAAGGCTTTAGTTGACAAGGTTCTAGGAAAGGTTACTATAGATCCGACAACAGATCCAAGTAAGGAACCTAGTGCAATTGCCCCTTCAAAGGCTGTTGCAAATGCCGCATCCAAAGAAGCAGGAGAAGAAAAAGGCCAAGGTGAAGATCCTGATTCCAATGTTGGCGTTCAAGAAGGAGATGAAGGAACAGGACAAGTAGGTGGTGCATTTGGCATAACAAGTCTATCGGGCTCTCAGACCAAAGTCTATATGGAAAAAACCAAGCAATATGCACCTAATCATATTAAGTACGCTGCAAATCTTAATGTTGCACCACTATCTGCTCACTTAGGCTATTGTGGTATTGGATGGAATGGTATCGGTAAGAATGTGCAACACATTCGTGGCCTATGCCAAGAAATTCAGTATGGGCAGACTCCCATTGCGGTTCCCTATTGTTCTGATGAAACACCTGAAGAGTCAGCTGCTCGTGTAGCAGCTAATGCTGCTGCGATGGCAAATCCTTCAATGACAGGTGGAAGACGCAGAAAGGTAAATCGTAGAAATAAGACAAAGAAGACCAAGTCAAAGTCAAGAAAGACGCGATCTAATAAAATCTAAATTATAATCTGCCGCTCTTCCTCGTGTAACAAACGTATTAAATTCAGTGGTGCTGTTCGTCCTAGACGCATAGCACGACCGATAATCTGACGCTCCTCTTCTTTGCGCATCGCGTGCATTAAAACAACGTGAGTTGCAGACTTCAGATCCATTCCTACACCCGCAGTGGCCGAGTTCATCAGTAAAATCTTAACTTCACCTTTCTCAAACTGGCTCAGAACATTGGAGACGTGATCTTTATTGCCTCTGACTGTCGCTACCCTATATCCCTGTTCAATAAGCGTTCCCTCAATCTCATTAAACGGATTATCATAACGATTAAAGACTAGAAACCGTCCACCACTTGAGTCCATTATACACTTAAGCAAGGCATCCTTCTTTTTGAGAAGCTTAGGGTTTACATCTACAGTCGTCTTTGTCGTCAATCGCAAACTTTCACCCATTTCAATACTACACAGTTTCTTATAATCTAAGTCTGCTCGACAGAGAGGGCAGCTACTCTTTCGCTGCATACAATTGACAATACACGCTCCGCAAAAGATACGTGAACAGCACATTACAAAGGTCGGTGTTGTCGGTTCATCATAACAGATTGCGCAAATTTCATTCTTCGCATTTGTAATACGCTCTTTTAAATTTGATATCTGTTCCTTGAGTGAACCAATACGAGTCTGTAAAGATGCAATAGCTGCTTCTTTTATTTGAGGACTACTGTACTCCATCGTTTCTTTGAAAGCGAGTGTTTTCTCAAGACGCTCAAGATCCTTTTCTCGCGAATCGCAGACAGCAGTGATAAGAGAACTCTGATTCTCAGCAGTCACGCCTAGACGTTGAAGCGCAGTCTGTACATCACCTGCGTGTAGCAATTCCTGTATTTCTGCATTTACAAAACTAGAGACTAACCGATGTACAATTGGTGATTCACAAATAATTCTCTGTTCTACAACCGGTGGTGTTCTCCAGCTCTGCTCCATAAAAGTGTTTGAAGACCGTAATACAAGATGTCCTCTTGATGGATGCTTTGTAACAAAAGGCGCAAAGAAGTTTTGACTTTTGATATCATATCTCGCGTAGTAATTTTGTCCATTTGTTGCCTGATCTTGTTGCAGTAGAATTGCAAGTTCAGGATGGAGGCCTATCTGTATCTGCCGATTCAAGAATGCTTCTGACATATACATGTACAATCCGTGAAATAATAAATTTGACCACGTTGCTGTCATCCCCCAGTAAAAATTAGCCTTTGGCATAGGTGTTGTTGATGTAAACTGAACATTATCCATTTCATCAAAGACAACTCGAGACCACTGCATAGTCTCGTGAACTTTCTTTTCCATAAAATGTTTAATAATTGTATTTGACATCAAAGTAATATCACGAGTTTTTATCAGTGAAATAAAATCAGGCTTCTCAAGTGTCTTTGTTGTCCGAACCTCTAAAAACGATAAACTAGTCTGCTTTGTAATTGTGTGTTTCCATTGATGAAACAGTGTATGCGGTACAATAATAAGTGTTGCACCCGAACAATCAATCGGCGCAATTGGCTTATGACTCCAAAAAGTTGATTTTGACTGTGGATGAATACGAGAAAAGACTTTCAAATCTTGCTGGGTTCTAAGTGCTTTTGCCTTCATCTGCGCTAGAAATCCAAGCATCATTAAAGTCTTTCCTGATCCGACTTTATCGCCTAAAATTGCAAACTGACTAAAATGTATTTCATTCTCTAGTCTAAAACCGTGAATACAAGCATATTCTTTTTCTTCCATAGCTTGAATCATTGCAAGTTGATGCGGATGTAAGGGTACTTTAATATCGGCTGATTGGCTTGCTGTAGGCGATGATTCACTTAATGAATGATTAAGTGGTTGTTGATAGACTTCCAACATTGTTGAAACCGATTCATCTTGAGGCATACTGGCAACCTTCTGTTGGTTGGGTCCTTTTCATGTTTAGGTATTTCACAAAGAAGCAAAGAAATCAAAGACAATTGGATCCTTAATAAAGTCCTTAAGTTGCAAAGTAGTTTTTTTCAAAAAGGGATTTTCCGATGCTCTAAGAATAGACTTGTCAAATGTATTGTCACTATGACTCATTACAAGCATTACCTTCATTGGATTCAATTGTATTAATGAATTCTTATAGGAATCAAGAAAAGACTTTTCTTCCGCAAATGCTACTGCCTCGTCGTACACGTGGCTTGAGGCATAGCGTTTACGCCAGGCCATCGTTCCATTCGTGGCGTGAGTCTTTCCATACGGGCCAATCTTTAGAATTTCCTTTGTGTCTGTAAAATACATATAAACTTCTGAAGATCCAGCCAGATCTACAGTAGGATTTGAACGTAGTGCAGTTACTGCAGCAGATACACGTTCTGGAAAATAAAAATCATCATCATCAAATGCGACTAAGATCTCCCCCTTTGCTTCGCGATTCAGACGATTGCGTTTTTCACCAAGTGTTTGCTTTTCCTCATCACGAATGTAAATTGTACGAGGTAGTCTATGCTGCGCTTCATCAATCAGATCTCCTACAGGATCCTGTCCATCGTCGTACACGATCCATTCCATACGGTCTCTGGGATACGTTTGAGTTTCAATCATTCGTATTAGAGTTGGAAAGAAGCGTCTACGGTTATATGTGGGTGTCACAATGCTTACAAGAGGCAATGCCATTTGAATCTGTATAGATATACTGATACTTTCTTAGACCGTTGATGAAACAGGAGGCTTAGCAACAGGAGGTGTTTTGTCTATTGGGGGCGCTGCAGATGTTGCAGTTCTCTGAAAAGCTTCTAAATACTCTTGAGCAACTTTCGCGGTCGCATCAACACTTGATTGATCAGGTACATAACAAAAAGGCCCTAATACAAGTTTTTCAAAATCGCCAGTTGGTACATATGTACTTATCGGTAGAAATGAATAATTTTTGATCTCTTTTCCCTCTTTAAAAGTATCCCACATATATTTAATAATTAAAACTGGAAATAGTATTGTTCCGTAAATAAATGAAACAATACGACCAGCAGGTGAGTATCCTATATCACGATTGGCAGCAAGATGGCCACCATATAATGCAACCGTGATATATATAAGAATACATACAACTATAAGAATTTGTTGCGATGATCCGCCAGCAAACCCTGCTATACTTGAATTACTCCGGGCAGAAAGTTTTTCAGCAGCATCCTTAGCCTCCTTATCTGCTTTCTCTTTTGCTGCTTTCTGTAAATCTTTCTCTACTTTATTTGCCGCAACTGCCGCATCTTGCTCTGCCTGTTTAGCCTGTGCTGCAGCGTACGCATCAGCTTCAGGATCAGAAACTGCTTTATTTGCCTGGTATGTTATTTTATTAATCAAGCTTGCAAAGAAACTCATCTACCTCTTCTTCTAAATAAAAGATAAGAGTAGATGTCCGCAGACTATACTGTGGTAGTACCATCCTATAAAAGAGCTGAAGGATGCCGTGATAAGACTTTGTCTGTTTTAAAAGAATATAGAATTCCAAAGGAAAAAATATATGTAGTTGTTGCTGACAAGGAGCAAAAAAAGGAATATGAAGCGACTCTGGATCCCAATACGTATAAGGAGATTCTAGTGGGTGTTCCTGGACTTCCTCAGGTACGTAATTGGATCTTTGATCACTTCCCAAAGGGAACACCACTTGTTTCTCTAGATGACGATGTATCTGGATTTATAGAATATGACGGAAGTCAAAAAAGACACGAGAGAAAATTAAAAAGTCTGAAGGGAATTATTGAACGCGGATTCAAAGAATGCAAAAAGGCAGATTGTCGCTTTTGGGGAGTCTATCCGAGTGCAAATGGATTCTTTATGAAGGATACGGTCACTACAGATCTTAAATTTTGTGTGGGTCCTTTCTGGGGTTGTATAAATCCAGGCAAGGAGGTGCGTATTGATATTGGTCAAGGTGAAAAGGAAGATTATCAAAGAACACTCCAGTTTTTCATAAAAGATGGTGCAGTTGTTCGTCTTAATTTTGTTTCTCCGAAGACTGCTGTCTATAAGACTCCTGGAGGACTACAATTTGGCAATCGGTTTAAGAGAGAACATAAGACAATTAAAGCGATGATGAAGCGATGGCCTGGTTGGATAAAAGAAAACCCTACCAGAAAATCTAAAATGCCTGAAATTCGACTCAAAAATCCGAATCTTGAATCTGAAAAAGCAAAAAATATGACAAGACGCAAGAAATAAGTGACTTTACTTTGCGTATTTCCATAATATGCGACTTTACGTTGCATATTTCATTCCACCCATTCCTCCTTCAATCACCAAGAAATTCAAACTTTCTACATAGACAATAAAATCATAGGTGTAATTTGTATCAGCTGCCAGAGGCCAAGGATCAAGATCAATTTGAAAATTCTTAACACGACTTGTATTTAGAGTCCCACTCGGTTTCATCCATTTTGATGTATGTAAAGCAAAACTATAGATAGTTAATCCTTTCGGAAATAAGCCCGTGGCATATTTCCAAGAAGACAGCTCGTGAAAATACTGTATAGGTTTTACCTCTTGAATTTCATTTCCATCACATAAAATACGAAGTTGGCGAATAATATCTTGCTGTGATCCTGCAATTAAATATCCTGAAATACCAACCGCTCGTATTCCTGAATCATACACTGCATTTGCTGGACTAAAAAAAGGTGCTATTGTACTAGTATACCAATTTGTCAGATTTACATAGTTATTCATATAAGGAACCATATCACTTCGCCTCGGTATAATTAATAGACGCGGTACAGGATTATGTGTATACAAATTTAAATTCTGCCGACTATTAATACTTGGAAATGTGTAGTTTGTTACTTGACGTACTGGATATGTAAGAGTTTGTGTAGTAAATGTATTTCTTTCTGGGTCTGTTAAATAAACATAGGTTGCTTGTAAATATGCTTTCAGTGGCCAAGTACTAAGTGCTGGTGGTGTATAGCCAAAATCAACTAAATAATTATTCAAATAGTTTTCAGGCGTATTATTTGGTATGTAATTAAAATTACCTGTTTGTATCTGCGTAGTTGATGCAAATACACGATTACCAGGACGCACACGGTAGCCTGATGGATCCAAAATCGTAAATAAATCCTGTACAGATCTTAATGTTAACTGTACATAACATTCGTGGTACTGTAGGGCAACAAGTGGTATTGCTAAACTTGTGTGCTGTGTAAACCAAAAAGATAAAGGTACCGTAATTTGTCTGCTTGGGATAGAAGGGGCGTTTGTTTGTACAGTTACGCTTGTATTTCTAGCCACATTAGGATATAAGCTAGATGCACCTGATGATCGAACAGTTGTACCACCAAGAGTGCCGGAGTAAGATCCATTTGCCGGATCGTAGATTTCATTAACATCTCCAACTAGTTGTCTCCATTTGGCATATTCAGTTTCATCTTGATCAGCTTGAGCAATTGCAATTAAATAATCGCTATCAAATTCCTGAACTATAGTACCTCCTATCAAAAATGTTGCATTTTGAATAATATGTGCTCCAATATAACGATTCCATTGAAACTCATACTGTGCAATTCGAGTTGCAGGATTAGGACTTACAAATTGACTGTAAATATCCGGGAGAGTAAATGTTAAATATAAATCTGAAAGTAAATCGGCAACTCGTTGAATCTTAGCTTGAACTTTAATCGGAGCATCAAATTGTAATTCTCCAGGTCCATCCAGTTGAATAGTTACAGATTCAAATGAAAAATGACTATATTTCTTTAATACTAGGTAAAAATAAGTGAAATCAGGATTACCACTCAAAAGAACATTCTGTGAACCATAGGCTACAAGAACATAAAGACCTCCTCCTGTCATGACAACTCTTCTTGCTGGTGTGAAACAAGATGAGTTCTCATTTTAAGCGCTTCAAAGGAAATTCTAATTGATTTTTCAGAATCTAAGCATTAGTCCACCACTGATCTGTTAAGTAAGGAGTAATGCTCATTTTTACACCCTCCATTACAGTTGACGGACCCATACTTATTAGATTCTGAATCTCGGTATATGTAAGAGCATAGGCAAAATAGAAAACACGGCTGGCTAGACCCTTTGCAGCACCATTAAATGTTACTGAAGGGTTGCCTGCACCTGTACCTGTACCTGTTAGTAATGAGGGGACTGTTGAGGAACTTAGAGTGATTCCTTTTCTTTGACTAAAGAGATAGATATCACCATAATTTTGGTAAGGAGGTGTATTTTTATCAAGATTCATTTTTGTCTTCAAGTTTCCATTAATATAGACATAGAGCTGATTGCCTTTGCAAGAAACAACAATATGCACCCACTTTTCAATAGGAATATTATCAATATCAGCATAATTATTCCAAGTGGAATAGGAATTCATATAGACACGAAGTGTATTCGTATTGCCCTTCATAAAAAGACCAGGGCCCATCAGAGGATACGGTTTAGAATATCCCTTGTGTAAAATATGATATAAATTGTCATTTCCAGCGGCGAAGGTGTCACTTGTGATATAGCAGAATAATGAATAACTGAATTCAACACCGGAGCGTTGATTATCAGAGGTATACACTGTTTTTGCTAAAGGACTCTGTGGATCTTGAATAGCTGTATAACTTAATGAACCGGAAGCATAGGTATTCGGAAACAGCTCCACGCGATCACGAAACATACCCAAATAAGATTGGTATATATACTCGGCAAAAAGCATTGTAAAGTATACAGTAGCGACTAATGCAACTCCAGTTAGAACTTGTGATAAAGGATCAGATCCCCCGAAGGATACGCTACTAGGAAAACTATTACTTCTTATAGCACCAGTATTTACGGCTGCCATATTCTCTAACTATCATTAGGATTGTAAAAAAGACATTTTATAAGGTCTTTTTTAGAATTTATAGTAAAGTGTTGTTTTGTAGAATTAAAGATCAGGTGTGCTGCCAGCAATAACATCTTCGCCGTTACGCTTAAGTGAGAAGGAATATTGACCGGGATCAAAATATGATTTGATGAGTGATGTGATTGATGTATCCTGGGGGCCGTTTGAATACAGTGCCCATACACGGTCGGGAGTGTATGCATAGTTTGCAGCATTGATCTGACCAATAAGTCCACCAAATCCACTTGGGCCACCCACCTTCATTCTATAACTTGTACCGGTGCCAGCTACCTTATACATTCCATTGAGAACACTGCTACGATTTAGCTTGCCATCCATATAGACATCAAGACGACGGCCACTGAGAACAACGCAAATACAAACCCACTTCTGTAAATCTACAGCCTTAATATCACCATCTTTAAAATTCGCCTCATTATCGTTATAGGGCTCTGTAGCATTAGTAATTGCACCAGTGACGAGTGCAGAGGTTAGTGCTGTCCCATTATCATAATTTACACGGATACCCATCTTATTGGTATTAGCACCCATATACATCACAAGAGTATTATCTGTACCATCGCCTCCATCAATTGTTAAGAATATCTTATTTTTATTTGCATTTGTTTTCCAGTTAGCAATATAGATCCATACACACACTGAGTATTCTCCACCAGCGTAAATGGCTGGTATATTTTTAGCACTAAATACAGTTGCTGTAGTATCTTTTGCCGGTAAACCACCTGTTGAGTTTGCAAAGACTACCATATCTGCCTTTTCAGCATCACCATTCATATATTTGTACAAGTAATACAGAACAACACACAAAATTACAATACCAGCTAACATAAAAATTACTCTACCAGGTCCTGTCGTTATGGCTCCAAGGGCTGAGTTCATCCGATTCTATTCTGTTACTAGAATTATGCGTAGGGAGTTGTCCACATTTCATAAGGATATGGTTTCATTGGCTGTGTACAAAGTCCGCCGGGACACCCAATAATATTAGGTATTGTTGTAAAAATTTCAGAAAATGATGAGGCAGCAGGACCTACACTATAAGGCATTCCATCAGCATCAGATTGCTGTTTAATTAATGAATTTATATCAGATGTAGATAAAGGTACAGAATATACAATCATATTTGCAATAGATCCACCTAGGCGACCACTCGTGTCTCCTATAATGAGTGGTTGCGTCGTATCGGAATCAGGCATTCCATTTATACAGGTATATGCTGCTGTTAGTTTACCATTTAGATAAATCTTAAATCGAGAACCCTGTTTAACAATTGCAACTGATGTCCAACGTTGAAGATCTATGGTATAGAGTTCAATAACTTCAGGATTTGTTTGGCCTTTTATATTTATCTTTAGTTCAGCCGGTACATATTCATTACCACGCCCCGCATCAGACGATGTTAAGATATTCAGTTTACATTTAGATCCAATATTGATTGCCGTAGCATATTCATTTCCAGAAATGCTAGTCCGATCATTAATTGTTGGATTTATAAAGAAAAAGAGCGTAGATCCAGCTGGATCTGTCCAGAAGTTTTTGACTTGCTCACCCGTTGCGACTTGCGTAGATGAAGATAATGATGCAGTTCGTTTAACTACAATAAGACTATTATCAGCCGCTTTTGTCAAGCCGAATGTATATTTAACTATCAAATAAATTATTATAAGAACTACACCTAGTCCTAACACGAGATAGACTGTGTTCATCTACCCTTAACTACTGATTTTACGATGAAAAGGAAGCAGTCGGTATTAAATCATTCATTCGTGAAAGCATTTCTGATGGTTCGGGTACATATCCAAACGCACGGAAATTCAATACTTTAATTCCAGTTGAAAGAGTTGTTGATTCAACACGAATAGACGATGGCGGATAAATTGTATCGCCTAGTGCTATAGCAGCAGTTGTTCCTACAAGTTTCCGCGTTTTATAGAGTTTTCCATTAAGATATACATCCATATACGTCGGCGTCTTTACAACTCCAATTCTAAAGGATGTATGAATGGGTACATTTTCAATTTCTGCAGATTCTTGAAGTATATCTTGACCAGAAGTTGAAAACACTGTAACTTTTACTGTATTTATATTATTATTAAGACTAATTTGTATTTTGGAAGTAGTCAATAAAAAAGGATTTGTACCTACTGTTAAAAAGATACGATCATAACCACTAGGGAGAGTTTTAGGAAATTCATCATTAATCAAGACATCCGCTGTAAATGCATAGGATTCTTGGCCTTGAAGAATTGATACGTAAGGCGTACTAACACTTGGTGTTGAGCCTGGGGGCGGAGTACCCACTAGTATTGGTGCTACACTGCTAGTATTTGTCCAAAAGACCTGTGACTTATCAATGCCGGGTAAAGAAGCAGGAAGTCTCTTAAAAATAGGTGTTACCCACTGATCAATGGCTAATACAAGTAGACCTATGGCCAAAAGAGTTGCAATGAGATACAGTAAATATTTCATTACAGTTCCACCGATTGATCCTATTGGTAACCGGGACGTCGCTTCAGTTGCAGCTCTTGCGGCAGCAGCAGCGGCAGGACCAGCAACAGGTTTTCCAATATCTTTTCCAAGTGTTCTGGTATCCTTTAATACTTGAGCAATCTTTTGTGCCCTTGATGCGTCCATCTCTAGCAGCCACTAAGAATGAATTATTCCAGGTTTTCTGAATTTTTATTCTTCTTGCGAGTTGTTGTTTTGGGTGTTCCTGTTTTGGATGTTGTTGATTTAGAGGTCGTTGATTTAGGAGTTAAGGTTCCTTTCTTCGGATCATATCCGATTTTCTTGTAATAAGGCGTAGACTCCTTTGGTTTACAATCTACAAGTTTTTCACGCAGATAGCAGACAAAAGATAACCGACTGTATTTCTTGTCCACACCTTGTGTACCTGTCTCCTTATTATTCAAGTAAATCTCAGGTAACTTATTGTTATATGCCTTGTCCTCAAGAGTCTCACGCATCTCCGTATTGCAGTGCCACTCGTGAACATCCATCGCTAAGAAATCTCCTGTGCGAATATTAAATCCAATCTTATATCTGGGAAACAGTGTAAATCCTCCGTGATACTTGCCTCGTTCGATCGCTGATAAATTTCCAAATCCTGCTCTCAAATCACCATCATCCATATGAAGTGCAGTACGGAAATTGCGATTCATCGTAACTGAAGAAAACGCAGTATCAGCAATACGAAACTCAGGTCTTTCATTTGCCTGTTTGAGCTGAACCTTGTGACGATCAGGTACTAATTTCTTAAATAGTCCGTCAATTGCCTGAATATAAGGAATTCCTTGCTTGTATTCTTCAAAATACTTTTGCGTGTACGAGGTTAAGCGACACGGAAGTTTCATAAAAGGTGTTTTCTCAAAATAACCTAGAACGCTGCTAAATACGTTATTATTTACCCGCATTTTGCTTAGTGTACCATTCTGCTCATACTGCGCAGACCATTTATTTACACTCTTCGGCTTTCTTTTTAACCAGTAGTTGCTCTTCAGATCAATCGGGCCAGCAGCAGCTCCACGATTTCTGGATGCCGACGCCGCATTATAGAAATTTTTCCAAGCTTTTTCAATAAGTTCCTTTGGAATGACATTTTTACGAAACCGGGCAATTAGAACTTTGCCTTCAGGTACATCTTCATTCTTTGCCCAAACATCAATATCTTCATCATAAATTGTATCTGCTTCTTTTTCTGAAAAATAGGTTCCTTCACGAGCCTTCATTTGATCATTTGTAAGTTTTGCTTCTAAGACAACCATCTTAACACCATCTACTTTTGCTTCGCGTGCCGGTTTATCAGGTAATTGTAATCCTTGAATTAGGGCTTCGGGGTCGACTCCCATTCTACCTAAGCATCTAAAATTTAAGAAATTTGAGATGCACGGCATTGCCGCTCAAATTCATTTCCTTAGAAATGAATTTTTACGGTACTAAGCAGTGTCTTTTTGACGCCACAATCCGAAATACAAAGCTCCACCTACAACTGCCGCGACAACCAGACCTGCACACGCGCCCTTGAAAATTGCCTGCTGATCTGCTTCCATAAAGTCATTTGATGTGATAACAGGAGACCTTCCTCTAGCACCGAGTCTTGAATAATATTGTATTACTTCTGTTTCTGTAAGTTTACGTTTGCCTAACATCTCATTGACTTCATTATGTAAATCTATCGTCCAGCGAAAGAGATCCGTTCGTGAGTCAAGAGAAGGGCCAATTGGCATCTTAGCAAGATGAGATGTATAATGATTGCGACAAACTGGACAGGGAATAAGTATCTGCAAAGATTCAAAATACTCTTTTGCTGCCTTCTTTTCACTGTAGTTTGGATCTAATGAGTAACCCAAAGCCACGATATGTAAGCTATGCCAAAAGAAAGGTCCCCAAACTTCAGGCGGTATCTGCATCGTATCTGTCAAATAAGACAGAATTTGGATAGGACTGGATAGCGCAGTAGACCTTACAGTCTAGCCCACTTATAGCCATTTAGCCTATGACAAAGTAAGACGGCATTTTAAATGTCATTACAACAATCATCATCTAATGAATTTTCATCAACACCTAATCCAACATGTTCAAATTGTGGCACATCCGGACATGGCTTTCGTCATTGTACAGAACCAGTTTCATCATATGGTGTTCTAGTTTTTCGCTGGATAGGAAAAACAGAAGAGTGGTCGCCAACAAATGAATTTTGCAGTGATACCCGAAGCCCAACAGGTCTTATACAGACTCAACCTGAAGTCTTAATGATTCAACGAAAAGACAGTCTTGGATTTATGGATATCCTTCGTGGAAAATACAAGATAAATGATCCTGACTATATTCGTAAACAGTTGCGAGGTACAACAAAAAAAGAACGAAATAGTCTTCTTAATGATGAGTTTGATACCATTTGGCAAAATTTATGGGGATCGGATGCAGAATCTACCCAGAGGTATGCTCACGACAGACATACATCAAAACAAAAATTAATGGAACTTCGCAAGGGTATTGAAACAAATAAGGGTGAAACATACACATTAGCCGATCTTCTCCGGCAAGAACCTGTAGTCTATGAAACACCTGAGTGGGGATTTCCAAAAGGTCGTCGGAATCCTTATGAAACAGATCTACAATGCGCATACCGAGAATTAGAAGAAGAAACAAGTATTCACGAAGAAGAATTATGGAAAGTGATGAATATTGCACCCTTTGTTGAGACTTTTTTTGGATCAAATGACATACATTATCGTCACACCTATTACATTGCACAATACATTGGCGATCGTAGTATATCATTTGATATACTCAATAATGAAATGACTAAAGAAATCGGATCTCTTGCTTGGAAATCAATGGATGATGCGCTTCTTTTGCTTCGTCCTGATAATCTTGAGAAGAGAGGAATTCTTATTCAACTTGCTACATTGTTTCGTAACTTTGTTCCAATTTTCCGTGAAAATATTATTGGAATTCAAGAATTAAGTGGTAACATAGTAACGAATTCTTGTCATAGCGTAATTGCACAAAATCAAAATACAAGAAGAGAACAGCAGGACCTCTATGTCTACAGAAGTCAAACCCAGAGATGTAGATCAATTTCTGGAAGAGTGGAAAGACCAAGACGATTTTTCGGAGAGAGACAAACTCATCGCCGAATTTCGGACTTACGCAGCGGACAAGCAGGCGACCACAGCGAGGAGGATTCAAGGCCAGGCGCCAGCGGGAGCGCAAGCGCCAGCGGGAGCGCAAGCACTACAGGATCGCGAGGCCGAGGGCGGTTTGTATCCGGATATCGAAGACAAGCAATTTCTTATGAAACTGCTGGGAAAGAGGGAGATTCGGGAGAGCCTTCAACAAAAACTGACGAATAAAAGCCTTGAAACTGACGCGTGTGCTACAACAGAATTTGAGTATACTCCAACGCAAAGATTTATCTCGCAATTTATGTCTCCTACTACACCTTACAACGGAATGCTTCTGTATCACGGTGTGGGTGTCGGTAAAACCTGCACGGCTGTTTTAACCGCTGAGGCATTTTTAGAATTGAGTCCTAAAAATAAAGTCTATATTTTAGCACCTCCTGCAATCCAAGATGGATTCTATCGTACTCTTTTTGATATAAACCGTGTTAAACTCGGCGTAGAACCCGACGATTTAAATGAGCACGAAGGCTGTACTGGCAATCGCTATCTTCAGCTTACGCAAACACAATATGAACGTGAGAAAAAAGATATTGAATTTCGTGTAACAAAACTCATTAAGAAGCGATATTCAATTATGGGATATGTCGCTTTTCGTAATATGGTACGCGATATTCTTGATCAGATTCCCAAAAACCTTGCACCTGAACGTAAATTAATTCAAGAAACACGTCTTCTACAAAAGGCCCTGAGCGGCTGTCTGATTATCGTAGACGAGGCGCATAATTTAAGAACAGTAAGCGATACAACAGAAGAAGGCGATGATGCAGATGATGATACGGACGGAAAAAATGATGCTGCCGCTGGAAAGAAACTGACTCCCTTTTTAAAACGAGTTTTAGCACTCTGTGAAGGAAATAAGTTACTTCTTATGACAGCCACACCAATGTACAATAGTTATTTAGAGATTGTAAATTTACTGGAGTTTCTACAAATTGTCGATAAGGTCGATGAAAATGATAAAGAGAAACGATTTTCTCTATCAGATCTTACATTTACACCAACAGGTGAGCTTACTGTTGCAGCAGAACAAAAATTAATTAAAATTGCAAATTCGCACGTGTCCTATATGCGTGGTGAAAATCCTAAAGCGTTCCCCGCTCGTCTTGATCCTCCTGAAGCAATGCGTGTAAAGCAGTGGCCTTCAACAAGTCCTAATGGTCTCAGATTAGAAAATGAGGTGGAAAAGCAAAATGCAATTCGGTTACCCTTAGTAAAATGTGAATTAAATGGAGACTCATTAGCTGTTCTAGAAGCAGAAACAACACGTCTTATTCAAACAAAAGGTTTAGGAATTCGTACGATTGACAGTTTGCTTCAAGCTGGAAATTGTATTTTTCCTGGTGAAGGCATTGATGCAAGATATGGAAGTGAAGGCTTTGCCAATTGGTTTGGTGTTCGTAGTATCCCTGGAACCTTTGATGGAACTCGTCTATCTGTTTTACCCCAATATATTCCTGCGGCTGCTGATACAGACTATGGATGGATGAATGCAACAGAGGGACAACTCAAACGGTTTTCACCAAAATTTTTCAACGTTATTCAAACTGTACAAAAATCTGAAGGTATTTCTTTTGTCTATAGTCGATTTGTTGAAAATGGCGCTATTATCTTTTGTCTTCTTCTTGAAGCGAATGGATATACACCATGGGGCCGTTCTGCACCGCTTTTTAGTAAGGGGGCTGATCGCTCACAAGGAGGTCGGCAATGCTCAAAGTGCTCACGTCGTGAATTTGGTCACTCAACCCAAGCAGAAGGACACGCATTTAGCCCTGCATATTACGCGCTCCTAACTGCTAGCGATGTCAAAACACCCGAGAAGCAATCGCTTCCCTTGTCGCCAAATAATAATCGCGTCATTCAGACTGCTCGCGACGCGACAAACGTAGATGGTCAAAAGATAAAAGTTATTGTTGGATCTCAAGTTGCTGGTGAAGGTCTTGATTTGAAAGCGATTCGCGATGTGCATATTCTAGAAGGCTGGTTTCACTTGTCAAAAGAAGAACAGATTGTTGGGCGCGGTATTCGCTACTGTAGTCACCAGATGCTAAAGGATAAAAGAAAGCGTAATTGTACAGTTCACTTATACGTAAATACATTTCCTGCTGCACTCGATCGTGAAACAATCGACTTGTATTCGTATAGAAAAGCAATGAATAAAGCTATTTTAGTTGGAAATGTAAGTCGTGCATTAAAACGAGGTGCTACAGATTGTAATCTAAATCACGATGCTGTTTTGGTGACTGGATTATCACCGGTTAAAATGACGACCAGTTTAAATCCTAGTGTTGAGATTGATGTAGATTTGAACGATAAAGATTTTACACCCATCTGTGACTGGTCAAAATGCGCATTTGAATGTGAACCTTCAATTAAAGTCAGCGAACTGCCAGAAGATGTAGCGACTTATGATTTATTTGCTGCGCGATTTATGGAACAGAATTTAATTTTAACACTAAAGAAACTCTTCAAGCAACAACCCTTTTACAAATGGGAAGACTTAGCCACACTTTTTAAAGACATTCCTAGACAAACTTTAATCAGTTTGTTAATGAGATCTGTTAATAATCCTTCAATTGTTCTTGAAAATGGAGATTGGCAAGGACATTTAGTTTTACGCAATCATCTATTTTTGTTTCAACCGACTAGTATTAAAGATCAAGCAATTCCGATTGCATTACGATATGGTCAGTATCCTGTCAAACGTGATTCGTATGAGCCAAAAGTAGGCGCACCTGTAGCCCCCACGATACTCCAACCTGCAACAATTACACGTCCAATTCCTGCAGCCCCTTTAGCAACTGCAGCTGCAGCTGCAGATGAAGGGTTGCCACCTCAAGAAGTGCCCGAGTTTGTAGCAAAAGGTCTTGCTGTCAATCAACCTCCTGCTGAAAGACAAATTATAACACAATTCTGGGCAGCAGCAAATACGTGGATTGATTCTTTAGTACCTCCTTATAATGAGGGTGTTTCTCAAGAATTAGATGCACTGCTCTTAAAAATAGCAGGAAATGATACAGATCGGCGTGATAATATAAAAATACGTATAACTAAACTTCAGTGGTGGGCGAAATCCGTCGCTACAGCAATTGCAGCTGACCCTACAGGTATTGTTGATCTTAAGAAAATTGCAAGACAATTTATTTGGGATTCCTTTTTGAAGCCTGATGAGCAGCACTACTTGTATACAATGGAAGTACCGTATCTTGAAGAAACTATTGATCCTGAGCAAATGGTAACAGCTGGAGTAGGGCCTGCTGCTATAAAAGCATTCCGCTACCTTGATCCAATCAGCCACGAGCCTCTATATCTATGTGAAGCAGGAGTATGTGCTCCATCCGTATTGAATATATTCAAGACATCTGCGAAAGATACTGTCATACGAGCCGTTGCAGATGAAACAGTAACAAGTGAAATCTACGGAACACTTTTACCGTGGGAACGATCCTACATTTTTAAGACACATAACCCTAAGCCAAAAGGAAAAGATCCGAGTGGAGGTGCAGCGTGTGCAATAGTAAGTACAGTAAGTGGACATAAGAAGAAATTAATTGAAATTGGTGATATTCTAGCTAGATATTCAGAAGGAAAACACTTTGATTTAACAGATGATCAATTTAAAGCTGCACGAAAGTTACAAGGTGCTGCTAGTTTTTGCGCATTAACTGAAATTGTTTTACGATGGATGGATATGCGGCGAGCTAAATACGGTGGATTACGTTTCTTTTACAGACCTCTATCTGCATACTATTCAAAACACAAAAGTAAGAAGTAGCGCCTAAAATTGATATCTAAGGCTTATACACTAGAGTAGTAAGAAAGATGGAATCCGAAGCATTCTTTCAAGAGAAAGTATATTTGACTCCGACTGATCTCCGATCTGAGATTACATCAATTGATGCTATTTTATTGACAAAGGTAAAGCAACGTCTTGAGCAGCGCTGCTCTACGCACGGCTATGTGCTTCCTGGTACGCTTGAAATCTTGACTCGCTCAGCAGGCGGTGTTGATTCAGGTCGCTTTTCGGGCGATTGGTCATTTATTGTCAAGGCAAAGGGGCGTGTTTTACATCCGCCTGAAGGAACTGAAGTTGAAGTGGAGGTGCTCAAGTCAAATAAGATGGGTATTTACGCAGTCTATGAAAATGCAATTCGTCTGATGGTACCTCGTGACCTCCATTTGGGTGATGAAGATTTTGATATGTTAAAGGTGGGTGATCGGATTCGTGTTGAGATTCAGAAATCACGATTTCAGTTGAAGGATCCGTTTATTGTGAGCGTTGGTATCTTCCGGGGCCTGGCGGGGTCAACGGGTGGTCCGCGGCAACCTACAGTTGCGCCACCGGCAGAGGTTCTTGTAACAGAACAACTGCCGACGAACACAGAAGCTGAGAATGAGGCTGCTAGTGATAATGACGATGAGGATGAAGATGAGGATGAAAGCGAGGCTGAGAGCGAGAATGAAGGTGCGGAAGGCAAAGAAGAAGGTCAATAAACTAAAGAGTAGAGATGGCGTCATTAACAAATGATGAATATGAAAAGCGAAAGCGTTTTTGTAAGGAAATGGAAATGCTTTCGAGATCAGAGCTCGAAGAATTGTATAGAATTTTGCGACGTGAAAATGGTGAGTTTAGCGAGAACTCGAATGGAATCTTTTTTGATGTCGGTACACTTCCGGCCTCTGTATTTGAAGCACTCTGTAAGTTTGTAGAGTTCTGTAAGTCAAATGCAAAGGATCTTGAAGAACGGAATAAAATCATTAATGAGATGGGTATAAAAACTGAGTCATAAGTAGAATGCCGGACTTTACTGTAGCTGCTGGTGAGACAATCACAATTAATGTAACGGGTGTTGCGGCTGCTGGCGCGAATGGTAATAATAATGCCAATTTTCCTAATGCTAATGGAGCATCTGTAGCCTCTAATAATTCTGCTTTTGGTGGCGGTGGCTACCGCAGCAATCGTAATCGTAAGAACAAGACGAATCGGCGTAATCGTAAGAACAAGACAAATCGGCGCAATCGTCTGTACTAAAGTAGTCTAAACCGCTCACGCATAGACTATGTAATATGACATCAGTAGTACCTCAAAGTCTGATCCAGTTGTGTGAATCACACCCGGATCGCACCTTTTCAGTTGATAAGTCCCACACACGTGGAGTTCAGAATCAAGCACTCGACACTCAGGAGCAAGCACCCAAATGGGGTTTAACTACCTATACTCTTGAACCTCGTCATCCTCTCAGTGTCTGGCTCACCTTCAAGGATTCACTCTATCGTGTCTCTCCTACACCTCTGAGACAGCGTATCCTACTCGACGCTACAACTGAATGGCAACTTCGTTGCGAGAGTCTAGATTTTCCCCGCAATTACGGAAAAAAGAAGGCGCTCGAAGGATTCGGAACAATGAAACCAGAAAGAGATCAGGCTAGAGCAGCATTGATCGCGATGGAACGGTACAGTTCAACAGATGAAGCACTTCTCTGGATTCTGTATAATGATACAAATAAGAAGCTTTCTTTTTTGGATGATAAGGCATTTCCTCGTGACAGTGGATACACTACAATTTGGATTCTGCGTGAGCCGAATATGGACCGAGTCTGGGATGCAAGTACGTGGACACCGAGTCATCTTGTTCAATGGATTGAAGATCAGGAGCGTCAGGGCTTCAACGTTGAGTGGCCACAGCCTCATCCTTCAACGGGTATGAAATCGCTGACAGCAGACTATACTGCTATGGGGCTAAATCCTACAGGTCTATCAAAGGATGAACTTCGGAAAAAGGTTGGGCGTGCCAAGGCTATCAAAGTGCTTGGCAAACTATAATAAATAATAGTTACGCCCAACGAGTGGGTACGCCTAAAGTTGAATACCTACCCCAAAACAGAAGGGGTACTATGGATATCCGTAAACCCGAATATGAGAACCTTAAACGTCTTGTTCAAGAATGGATCGATCATCCTGAACAGGAACTTGAGGCTACCTTTGGATCCAAAGGCACTGTAAGTGCCACAACGTTTGCCGCAATCGGCAAGCGTCTGAAGAATCGCGGATTCACATCAATTACACAAGAGGATCGGCTTAATATTCTTACGCCGAATCACGTCCGAATTAGCCTTAATGGCATCGGAGTCATTCAGCAGTACTGTCGTGATGATCGTCTGAATGGCAAGAAGTTTACTGCAATGATCAAGCAACGCACGGCAACCAATGCGACACTCGATCTGCAAGAGTATGATGTGCGTATCAAGATACGTGGTGAAGAGGAGCTCAATGAAGACAGCAGTGAAATGTCTGAATTATTGGATCAGTGGGCTGTAACAGACAAGGCATTTCGAATTCTCCGGCGGTGGACCTTTCGGGGCGAAGGTCTACGATTTGATCTTTCAATGGTTCGTTCAAGTCGTAAAGATACACGTGGAAACTACCGCTGGACCAAGAAGTTTCTACAACAGGATATCTCAAAGGATATTCCGATCTATGAAGTTGAAGTTGAGATGGAACGTGTCGAGGGAGATACTGCAGTCGCTGCAGTAAATCGTATGATCAAGGGTGTCGGCGAAGTACTTAAGGGCATTCAGAAGAACAGTATTCTTATTACAAATACTGTGAAGCGTCAAGTTATTCAGAGCTATCAGGGACTTGTTCGGACAGATAAGTTTCGGGGAGCTGCAACAATGACACTTGAGCTGCAGAATATGCTGTCGCTGATTGAGCCAGGGACACCAAATATTCGGGAAGGCTATAACGTAACAGACAAAGCCGACGGACTTCGTACAATGGCATACGTAAATTCCACAGGACATTTGTATTTAATTGATAACTCACTGAATGTCTATGAAACAGGTCTTGTAAATGAAATGTGTGCTACATCGCTTGTTGATGGTGAATGGATCACTAAGAATAGTGCAGATGAGTCAATTCATATGTTCTGTATGTTTGATATCTATATCGCAGCAGGCGCGAAGGATGTGCACAAGTTACCCTTCTTTGATGGTAAGCCTGGCGCGGCATATCGTTACAACGAAATGAAACTGTGGGAAAAGGCTTGGAATACTGCCGAAAATGTAAAGGAAGTCATTAAAGGATTAACTGCAAAGACTCGTCTATCAGTAAGTATTAAGAAGTTCCGATTTGGCAAATCAGGTGATACGAGTATCTTTGTAGCTGCAAGTGAGATGCTTGATGCACCTCATATCTATACAACTGACGGTCTCATCTTTACAAAGAATGATATGCCGTTACCCGACATTCCTATGGCGCCGTTCAGACAGCAGTTCAAGTGGAAGCCATCGCACGATAATACAATTGACTTTATGGTTGTAACTGAGAAGGTAGCAGGAACAACTGTTGATGCGGTTTATGATGGAATTCATCCGTCATCAGGCAAGGCCGTTCGGTACAAGGCCCTGCGTCTCCACGTAGGATCTCGGGAAGATCAAGCTGCAGCAAATCCTCGTGAAACTGTGTTAATGAATCTACCTCTACCTGGAGCCGATCGTGCAAAAGGAGCACCTTCAGTCTATCGTCCGATTCTCTTTCACCCCCGTGAATTCTCAGATGCGATGGCCAATAAGTGCTATATTGAAGTCAATCGTGATTTGGAGTCTGGGGAAGAATATGCCTACTGCGAGGTATCAGGTGAGCCGATTACTGATAAGAGCATTGTAGAAATCTTCTATGACCCTAGCCGGCCTGCGGGATGGCGTTGGGTTCCTAAGCTTGTCCGTACAGATAAGACTGAGCGTCTTCTGCGAGGTGAGCTCGGTCGCACGCTGAATAGTGATGAGACAGCCCAGTCAATCTGGAACAGTATTCATGAACCTATTACGCTTTCTATGATTCGGACAGGTGCTGAAGAACCTACAAAAGCTGAGCTGGACGCAATTAGCACGCTTGAGAGTGAACGGGCAGCAATTACGCAGCGCTATATGGATCGCAAGGCACCTGAGAAAGATCTGAACAAGGTGCGGGGCTTGCGTGACTTTCATAACAAGTACATTAAGGAAGTTATTCTGTATGGGTCTGTAATGAAGCGTGCGAATCTGGCTCTACTCGATATTGGTGTTGGCAAGGCAGTGGATATTCAGAAATGGCGTCGTGTCAATGCGGGTGCTGTTTTAGGAATTGATATTGCAGGTGACAGTATTAATAATCCTAATGATGGAGCGTACAAGCGTCTGATGGACACGATGAAGCAAAATGGCCGTGATCGCGTATTACCGATGGTCTTTGCGATTGGAGATGGTAGCAAGAACTTTGTCTCAGGTGAGGCCGGTGCTACACCTGAAGATGTGACTATTCTGCGATCTACTTTTGGAAAGATCAAGGCAGATGGTATAGTACCCCCGTACATTGAAAATGAACTCACAAGTCGATTTAAGACAGGAGCAGATATCATCAGTTGTATGTTTGCTGTTCACTACTTCTTCGCAACCAAGGAAATATTTGATGGCTTCCTGCAGAATATTGCGCAAACGCTGAAAGTCGGTGGCTACTTTATCGGGTGCTGCTTTGATGGCGAGAAGACATTTGAGTTCCTACGAGGACGGGAAGCTCGTCAAGGCATTGACAATGGTACGGTGCTCTGGACAATTAGTCGTAAGTATGATTCAGATGAAATTCCAATTGGCGATGATGCATTTGGTATGGCAATTGATGTAAATTTCATCAGTATTGGTGCTGAGCATAGAGAATATCTCGTGCCTTTCCAACTGCTAAAAGATAAGATGCGAACAATTGGCTGTGAACTGTGTCCTGAATCTGATTTGAAGGCACTTGGTCTTGAGAGCTGTACAAATACATTTGATGTATCCTATGAAATGGCAGCAAAGAAGGGTCGCCGCTTTCCAATGTCTGAGGCAGTTAAGGAGTTCTCTTTCTTGAGCCGCTGGTTCGTGTTTAGAAGAATGGGAGAGGGTGCAGTAGGTGAGGGTGCAGTAGAAGCACAAGAAGGAGAGGCTGTAACAGAAGGCCTACCTGTAGAGGAAGGAGTCGACTTGGCTGAGGCTGCAACAGCTGCAACAGCAGCAGTGCCCGCTGTAGCTGAAAATGGTCGGCGCAAATACGCGGCAGCGGAAGTTCTTCAGTTCTACCAAGATGCGACTCTCCAAGATCGTCTAAAAATTGGTAAAAATGATGCGATGCGCCATATTGCCCCTGGTACACACTTTCCTATTACAGATCCAGCAGATCCTACACAAGTGTATCCGTCCATTGAGCACTTTATGGCCGGTATGCGTTACAAGTATGCGACAGATAAACCGACACTTGCGACGGCCATCTTTGGTCAGGAGAGCCCGATTATCCACCAGAAGTTTGAGAATCTGAGAAGAGCAGAAATGGGCCCAAGTCAGAAGCCACTTCACCATAATCGCGATGCTCAGCTTCTGCTAGAAGAAGTAAAGGCGGTTCACGCAGAAATGAAGCCTGCAGCAATGAAGAAGCATAATGCCAAGTTTGACGAAATTAAGTGGAACGCTGTAAAGGAAGGTCTGCTTGAAGAAGCAGTAAAGCAACGCTGGACAAAGGACCAAGATTTTAGAACCATTCTGGAGGCTGCAAAGCAGCAGGGAAAGACACTGCTGTTTTACACGAATTCTGCCTCAAGTGAATATGGTGGTAAGCGTACTGCTGAAGGATTTATTGAAGGTGAGAACAAGCTGGGTAAGATGATGATGAGTGTAGCTGGCTTTGCTTAATTACGATTACGACGAGTCTTCCGTTTAGTTATAGCCTTACGCTTTCCTCCTGTCTTTGTGTTTTTCAAATAAGTAAAATTTCTATTACTCAAAACTTTTTTGGTATTAAAAGTCTTGATCGCATTCAAATCAATCTTAAAATCCTTGACCAAGTGCTTCATTGTACGAATAACAGCTCCGTGGAGACGCAGTAAGTCTTCCTTATGCATAGAATACTTAGGATCATTCACAAGTTCATAGATTGCATCCTTCAAGTAAGCCATACCATTCACAGTGCTCATTGCATAGCTGTACTGAAGATCAGGATCCTCAACAGACACGATACGACCTACGTGTTCAAGTTCCGCATTTGCCCACTCAAAAATTCCCTTTACTGTCGGGTGGTACTGTTTCGGAGAGGCCATTTTCTACTTTGGTGGATTTTTTTTATTAAACAGAGCCATATATTGATCCAAGTACTGTTTCTGAAAAATGTGGAATAAAGTAGACTCACCAGCTTCATAATAATCTGTACGATATGTCTGAATGCTATTCGGATTCGGTGGCTTCGAGCACTCATCTTGCTCAGGGTGGATAGCCTTCAGGCCTAGATAAATTGAGATAAAGATCTCATCTACATAACCATCGCGAAACCAGGGCTTAATCTTATACTTAGATGGATCAAGTAAATACGGATCTACTGTTTCAATAAAATCAGATATCTTCCTCCAGTATTGAAAGCCACCATTAATACGCGGAACATTGAATCCTAGTGAATCAATCACCTCATCAATTGTATCCCAATGCCAAGTTGCCGGTGCTCGATTTTTCTCATCAGATGTACCTGATACTACCATTTGTTTACCTGTTTCTGCACATCGAGTCCACAGATCATTAATATTTTTCATACAAAGAATATCTGCGTCCAAATACATTGTTTCATCATACGGTGACAGATCAAATATAAGTAGCTTAGGCATTGTTCCAAAAAGAAAATACTTAGAAGGACGCAAATGCATATATTTCTCTTTGATTGGCAGCGGATCATAAACTATCGTAGTGTATAGAGCAGGATCGAAGCATTCTGGATTGGTTGTTAGCACTGTGATGGGTCGTATTGTATCCCAGTAGCGAATTGTAGGGATTACATATGTTTGTAGCATTTTGGCATACTCCTCGCCATTAGCAATTAGAAGATATCCTTGTGTCATATGTATAGAAAATAAATCGTTTTTAGACCATATCATAAGAGTATGTTGCATTTACTTTTTTGATTTTAATCATACAGTTAAAAGCAGATCTATACTCTCTCCATAAAGGAGGATTTTTATTCACATTTATATCTTTATTATTATTTCTATATTCCACTGCTGCTAAAATAAATCCACTATCAAAATTTCCAATAAGAACTTCCATTTATAGCTAAATTTGAAACGTATTTTAAATATCTAAACACCTACAAAAATGCCACAGCCTTGGCAAACTCTTGCCTTTCTGAATAAACATCCACGCGATGCACATGTACGATTTGTTGAAAAAACACATACCTATTATATTCGAGGTAAAAGCGAAGGCTATGTATCAACAACCGGGTTTGTTCACGCTTTCTTTCCACATTTTGATGCAGATGCCGTCATTAAGCAAATGATGGCATCTCCTAACTGGTCCAAGAGTAAGTATTTTGGTAAGACTGCTGAAGAAATTTCAACTGAATGGTCAACCAGCGGAGCAGAATCATCTGGCAAAGGAACAAATATGCACTTAGCAATTGAACAGTGGCTAAATGGTGCAACAAGCCTTATTGATGCTGATGTACTAAAGAGTAGTGAATGGCAGTACTTTCAGAACTTCTGGCGCGACTATTATGAAAAGCTTGAGCCATATCGAATGGAGTGGGAAGTCTTTGATGAGGAGCATAAGCTTTCAGGTAGTATTGATGCAGTCTTTAAGAATAAGGAAGATGGAACCTATGTTATCTATGACTGGAAGCGCAGTAAGGAAATTAAGATGAAGGCATACAAGGGAGAATCTGGATATGCTCCACTAGATCATCTTGAGAATGTAAATTACTGGCATTACACTATGCAGCTGAATGTCTACAAATGGTTTCTTGAGACACACTATGGTCTTAAGATTTCAGGACTTTATTTGATTATCCTTCATCCAAATAATAAGAATTATGTACGCTTCCAACTAAATATTCTAGAAGATGAAGTTCAGGCAATGCTAGATTGTCGTCTTGAAGCTGTTAAAGAAGGTAAGGGTAAAGCTATAGTGCTTCCAGATGAAATGTGTCTTTTAGAGGATTAAAGATCAGTTTCAATATCAATACTCTCAAAGTAAAGTTTGCCATTTTCATTTATAATTGCATCTGTTTCGTAGCAACACTGATGAACTAATTCATCTATTCCTTTAATTAATGCTTCTCTACGAACCATACAAAGTTCCTTTCTTTTGTTTGAACTTAACCAGACAATATCTATAGAAGTTTCTTCAAACTCCGCTAATAAGTCTTGTATTTTTGCAAGTGTTTTTGGCCCTACGCAATATAAATCTTTAATAAGAATAAACCAAGGATCATTTGTTATGATAGTAGTCGTAATTAAATACTGAATAGCTTTTATAAAAATATTATCATTAACTACAGATTGTATATTTACAAGTATATTTGAATTATGAAATATAAGATAAGAAGGAGAGTTATTTGTTTCACTTATGCAAATTATGGGAAAAATATCACCATTTTTTGTGTATGAAATAGAATTTTCAGACATATTTAATAGGGTTAAGTAAAAAGTGGGTACTTTTTTTACATAAGGCCTTAGACTACGCTCTTTAATAACTCTACTAACTATAGGGTGATAGAAATAACGAGGGCACGATTTTAAAATGAAGGTTGATGCTAATATTCCTGGATACCGATTCAGTAATTGAGAAATCTCAATCGTATCAATTATTTTTATATCTGACTTCACTGAAAGAATAGTAGAAATAGTCCATTCAGACATTGTATAATTATAAATAGGTGGTGTAATAGGAATTGACCAATAATTTGAAATCATCATAGATAGCCATAAAGTTATATCATATGTTAGAATTCGTCTCCATTCGACTCCTACAAATGGTTCAATATTATAGTCTTTAATAAATCGGAGTAAGCCTGTATCATTTAAATTGGATGGATTCGTATCCCATTTTCCTAAATGTTGTTCCTGTTTTTTATAATTAAATTCAAACATATCAAATGATCCTAATGAATCTAAAAATTCAAGTAATCCTGATTTTATAAAGATTTCTGAACTTGAATAAAATAAAAAATATCTAAATGTATGTCCATATTCGTGCCCCAATTGAAGATTTGATATTAATCCGTCAAATCCAGAAGAAGATCCCCACGCTGTAGTAAAATGATTAGGATTTATTTTTATTACTATCTGCTTATCTGTATATTTTAAACAAAGTTCAGAAAGTTCTTTGAATAATTCAGACCAAAAAATATTATTAAAATGAATAATAATAAGAATCTTTTTATCCTTAAAAGATGATTTTAGATTTTGAAATTGAAACTCTAAGAAGTCTATATTCTCGTGTGCCATCATTGAAAAGAATATATCAAATTCCATTTAATGATTTAATTTATCTCATAGTAAATGTAATAGAATTTTAAGCCTTGGACCGCTGGGCATTTTAAACGGGCAATTAGTCGAATAGCTCCTATGGAGCTTGCGGATGCTCTCCTTCATTTTCAACATATACAAAATATTTTTCTAGATCAATACTTCCAATGTACAATACACGTCTTAAATGCAATCCGTAAACGGGTTTAATACATATAATTGGGCTATTTGTATCAAGAAATATATGCTTTGCATTGATCATCTTAGGTGACAATTTTAAATTCCAGTAATGCTCATAATGAATTGCGTCGATTTTTTGCATTGTATATTCATTTGCATACATTTTTGCGCCTTCGGTAATTGCCTTGCGTCTAGCTAAACATAAGTTTGATGACCCTTCAGAATTTAACCAAATAAGATCAAATTCTGTGATTGTAAATAAATCTAATAATTCATTACATTTTTCAAATGTCTTTGGTCCACACTTACACGTATCGTGTAGAAATAGAAACCACGATTCTTCTGGAAGAATTTTATTCTCAAGTAATAAGTTTACTCCAATCCAAGATCCATATTCATAAATATTTCGATCAAGATACACTTCAATGTGGCTTTCAGAGAATATCGTAAATGATTCGTTTTGTTCCTTCTGGTATACTATAATTATCTTAGTTTTCCATTTTTCAGGAAGTGATGATAGTAAAAGATCTAAAGCAACTTTATAGGATTTTAATGTAGGAATTACTATATATAACGAATCCATTATATATTTTCATTTATTCCTACTTTAGACCGAGCTTTCTTAAAGCATCAGGAACAGCATTTAATGGTATTTTTACCGTAAATGTACCCTTTACAGAAATCCATCCAGGAACTCCATCTACAGGCATTAAGATAATAGCTTCTGTTGCGTCAGGCGCTCTCGCAAGCAGACGGCCAGCTGCCTCTTCACTTGGAATATAAAGAACCTGTGCCTTTGCATTTAAAGCAATCTCTTTAATTTGTTTTGCACCCAATTCAAGTTCTTGGATTTCATTGCGACCCATCGCCTGACTTAAGAATAGATAGGGTTGTTCAGGTGTACTCGTTGGATTCCAGACTAAATTTTGCGCCTTTGGATCAGTACCCGTGGGATCTACGATACGTCTTAGCAGATCAGGGAGTTTGCGTGGATCTTGCGCTTCAGGCATACGTGGTGCAGGTTCAAATTGCTCATCAAAGAATTTTGGCATTTCTTTTTCAGGTGTCATCCACTCAGTTCGTAAGAATTCCCACCACGTATTGTAATCAGGCGTATTTTCAGGAATAATCAGCTGATCTCCAATTTGTTGTTTTTCTCTGCGTATCGTAAGTCTTGGAATATCTCGAGTAAAGATTTCATTTCTTTTTGCAGCATATCGAATCAACTCATCAACAAGACGTAAGTATAGCATTCGCGGGACTGAATAGGAAAGATTTGCTTGTACTTGTCCATTTGCCGCAGCAGGCGCTTGAGGTTGCAATGTGTCAGGTGTGCGAATCTTACACGGCTTATCAGGATCTGCTGTCCACTGACATCTCCCATTATTATTACATTCTGTATGATCTAAATCAGTACAATCAACACGTAAAAATCCAATTTCACCTTGAACATCTTCGTCTTTTACAGCGACTAGCCAATTCATCACCTTACCTTCTAATAAAATATCAAGACGCTTTCTCTTTTCGAATAAGGGTAACGTATTTGATTTTAAGACTTCTTTTAGTTTTTCTAGTATATCTCTGCCTGCCCCCAAAGCGAGCCAATTGCTAAATGTAAGACGTAAATGTTGATAGATATCATTTAATTCATCCTGAATTTCTGTAATTTTTAATTGTACACTTTTTTTACCCTTATCTTCATCTTCAATACCTGCCATTTTAAAGGCCCGTTCTCTCGCTTTTGTGTCATAGGCAATTGTTCGATTAATATCCCATTCAAGATCATCTATAATAACAACACGATAGTCTGCAACTAAAGCAGATATTCTAGGTTCTTTAGCAGGAATCACAAATCCATTGGCTAAACGTATACCAATAATCTTATCATCGTCACGAGACTTAACAATATACTTTGGTTCATATCCATTATATTGAGAAAACATTGGCAAAATATTATCCTTGTAAAATTTAATAATATCATCAGCTGCTGCAGGATCAAAATCATCCCAATCTAAGTATAAGCGACGTTCAAAATGAATTGAGCCGTCATCTGCTATCGGTAGAACAGCAAGTTCTGTTTTGCCCGCACGAGCTCTATAAGTAATACCAACTAAATGATTATAAGAATCTCTTACAATTCCACTCGGATTTAATCTAACAGCTTTAATAAGCTCATTTGCACTAATTAATGCGTTCGGATCTATACCAAATTGGCTTGTGAAGGGACCCCTATTGATAGATCCACATTCACTAAAGAATTCTGCAACACGCTTCTGGACAATGGCAGGCCATTTCTTTTCTTCAGCGCGTTGAAATAGGAGTGTAGGCTTGTGACGTTGATTTTCTACAATACTCTCTGTAGAAGGTTCTACATAAAAAAGAGGTTCCCATCCTAAATTTCTATACGATTTCTTATCAGGTGCTGAACGGTCCCGTATAATTTCAGTATAATGTATAAGAAATGCAATATCCGCATTTTGTTGACCTTCGCTTAACGGATACGGTGGACAACGTGCGCGGTCAAACTTGACTTCGCGAGTAAATTCAGTCTTATCACCTTTCTTTACTAATATATCTTCAACTGTAATTTCAAGAATGATAAAGAGTATACCACGTTTCATTAATACACCTGGTTCACTGAGTGCCTGGTAAAAAATACGCATATCTTTGCGCTGATCATCATCCATTAAATACTCCTCAAAGCACTCATACGAATTCATTAAACGCTCAATTGCAGGAATATTGCTTGATTTTAGCTCATCAATACCTACGCGTGTAGCGACCCACGTTCGCATATTATTTTGTGTCTTCTTTTCACATTTATTATAGAATTCATTGACTAAATTTCCGCCATTAAGCTGTAAGAAATTCTTGGGTGTAATACGCGGTTCAATAAAATTAATCACCTCTTCTGCTGAATTTAGATATCCTAAGTAAGGTGAAAGTGCTGACATTAATGAAAGATTTCGCTGACCTGTATGATTTTCTACAGCAACACGTAAAAATCCTTTAGCAGTCGCCTTGAGTTTGCGTACAATCTCAAGACGATCTTGAAAGCTAGGTGAGTTTGAATCTTGTTCAAAATAAATATCAAGAACTTGCGGAAGAAGACCTACTTGAGGCCCACTTTTAGGATCATCTGCTGAAGATGTAGGTATAATAATATCAAGCGGAATTTTATTAGCATCGACGATTGATTTAGTACTGGCACCATAAATAACTCGATAATAATTAGGCTTGTATCCTTTTATCTGTGCTACTTGACCCTGTTGTACTGGTGCTGCTTGTGCTGCTGGAACTAATGCTTGTAGTAGAAGATCTGCCTCTGCTACTTGCGGTACTTGTTGTGCTACTGGTTGTCCTGGAGGCGCAGGTGCCGCAACGGGTACAGATGCTTTTTGCCCAGCCTTAAGTCCAAGTCGTGTAAACTCTGGATCATTCGGATTAAACCGATCATCAGGATCAATAAAACAGCACGGAAGTGAAAGTCCATCAGGTGTCTTTCGCTTCAAAAATCCAATGTAAATTTGACGTTCAGAATCAGAACTAGGCTGCTGCTTACGCTGTAGAACAGTCTTATTAGGATCTCTAGCCTTAGACTTAGTATCTTCATCTTCAATTAATGTTCCCTTGCAGAATGGACACGTGTAAGCTGGCTTTGCTTTTCCTTTACGATCTACAGTGCTTTTAAAATCCTTGTAGCGCACAAGTAGACGATCACGAATACAGAATAGACGCGGGCACAAATAGTAGTGAAGTTTTTTTGCCTTTGATCCGTACCGAACAACTGTAATGATTTCAGGTCGATCTACACTAGGATATTGCGCACCGTCGAGTAGTCCTGCGTCATCGTTTTGTTTTTTCGGTTGTTTTTTTGTAAATTTACTTGAATCTTTATCATCAGGATAGACTACAAATTCTAAATCAGCATCATCATCATAAATTGTTCGCATTTCAGTATATTCTTCTGTATCAAGAACAATAGGTTGTCTAGATACGTTTGCAGCACAATGTGTTACATATCCTTTCTCTTTTTGTTCCTTAGCGTAATTAAAGAGTGATGGATCTGCGATTTTTAGACGATCGATATAATATTTTGCAAGTACAATGGCTTTTACGTCAGCAGGCTTACCAAATGCCGCTTTATCATCGCCTTCTCTTGCTGCGACTACCGGTGCTTGTGCTGCAGGTGCTGCTGCAGGTGCTGCTGCAGGTGCTGCTGCAGGTGCTGCTGCAGGTGCTGCTGCAGGTGCTGCTGCAGGTGCTGCTGCAGGTGCTGCTGCAGGTGCTGCTGCAGGT